AACTATCCATTATGTTGTCAAGAGCGTCTTGTTGTTTTGGTGTCATATTCTTATTGTTTTGTGATTACAAATATATGGTGAAATTTCTGTCAGTCCAAATTTTTTTTCATTTTGTTAAATTAAAAATTTCTTAGGGTCATACCAATAACATCCAACACAAGTTCCCTCATATTTTAAAGAACCTTCAATTACAGAAATTGAACATCCTTTTTTCTTGGCATCAAAACGATTGCCACTTTTAACACACTTGGAGCATTCAGACCTTTTTTGTTTATTCAAACTTTCCAATAATGGTTGAAAATCTTCAATTTTTTGAGTTTCTTTATTCATCACACATATCGGATACCTTCCATCTCGGTGGTCAACTTCAATTTTATGACCTCCTGAAAATTTTAATCCAGTCACAACACAGGGTTGTTTAAGTATTTCATTCCTGATATCAGCCCTTATACTTCTTGTACCTGAATCATCTTTTAAACCATTAAATCTCCACTCAATATCACCATCAAACTTTCTTTTTTCAAAAATAAATTTTTTTAATCCAGTATTACGATACCAATGGTTACCATTTTTAGGATATAATTGTTCATACTTTCCAACACATTCAGATTTCTTAACCCATCTTGATATTCCTTTATCATTTGGATTAAATAATTGTAAAACCAATTCAGTATTTCCGATTTTCATAAGGCAAAGTTAATAAATCGTTTCAAATATTCAAAATTCTTTTTTTACTATATTCAACTTGTTGTTCACTAATCTCACTCCCTATAAAATTTCGTTTGATTCCTTGGCAGGAAACTCCAGTAGTTCCAGTACCCATAAATGGGTCGTATACAATATCACCTTCCTTTGTATAAATTTTAAGTAGTTTGTCGCACAATTCTGTTGAGTATGTCGCCTTATTCAGGTTAGTCGATTCGTCATTATTTTTGGCAGTTATGAAATTATCAATAATTTCATAATATTTTTGACCTTTAGGTGATATCTTGGTTGTTTTTTTATAACAATTAAAGGTCTTAATTTCTTTTTTCCTAACTATAACAAAAATAAATTCAACTATTCTATTCAATCTATTGTAAGATGCCGGATGAGGTATACTGTTACTTTTTTTCCATATAATAGTGTCCGCAACCATAAAAGGAGTATTAGTAATTATATGAGATATCATAGTATAAGGAAGTGATGGATTTTCAATTGAGTATGAAAAATTATACAGAATAACTCCATTATCAGCTAAAACTTTATCAATTGAATTAAATACTTTAGAAGTCCATTCATTATATTCTTCTTCGGTTTTCCAATCTTCATACGCATCATATCTTTTTTGTTTATCAGCATATCCACCTTTTCTATTTGTCATATTATAAGGAGGTGAAGTCAACACACAATCAATGGATTTTTCATCCATATTTTGCATAGTTTCTAAACAATCTTCATTGTAAAACGTATTAAGTTCAATCATAAACAAATATAATAATAATTTTTAAATAAACAAGATGGAGTGTAGTGGGACTGCAGTTCCCTAAGGCTCCTACACTAAGTTGTTCCTTTTTATTTTAGATTTTAATTTCAAAATGAATCATATCATAATTTCCTATGAAGTGTTCTATCTCATAATTCATTCCTTCCCCAACTCTTTTCTTTATTGATAGTAGTCCAATTCCTGACCCACCTTTATCAGTAAAATCTTCATTTTTTAATTTATGATTTATCTTTTCTTTAATCTCTTCGTCAGTTGAACCGGTTACAGATTGTAATTGTTTCTCAAATTCTTCAGTATGTTCTTTTGATATTAGGTTTCCACTCTTTATGATATAGGTATTACTTTCTTTAATTAATTCATAGTATGCAAAGGTATTACCATTTTCATTCTTATCTGAATGGTGAATAATATTTTGTAATATCTCAACAGTTAAAAAACAAATTTTTCTTATTAGTAATGGTTTTTCATTTATTTCTTCAATAAATTTAACTACCTCATCAACATCTATAGAAGTAAAATTCTGTGTTTTATAGAGTAAAGAGTTTTCCATTTGATATTTGTCAGTTTACGTATATAAATATCAAAAAGTTCCCCATAAAAATAAAAAAGGGACAAAAATCATCCCTTTATTTTTTTATTTTGACATTACTTCTTTTTGGTAATAATCATCAAACCCTTCCAACATTTCAGTAATTGACTTTGTCCCTTCAGATTTGATGACTTCATCAATCAATCCGAATTCTTTCGCTTCATCTGATGAATACCATCGGTCTCTTCTTGAGAACTCCAAAACCTCATCAAATGTTTTTCCACAATTTTCAGCCAACATCTTAAACAAAATGTAATTGTATTTTTCAGCTTCCAATTGGTTAATACGTGTATCTTGGACATTACCCTGATTTCCATGACTCACCTGGTGGGTCATCACCTTTGAATAAACAAGGGATGAACGCTTTCCTTTTGCTCCTGATGACAATAGTACCGAACCCATTGATGCACACATTCCAATATTGGTTGTTGCAACCTCTGACTTAATATAATTCATCAAATCAACAATTCCGAGTCCACATAGAACTGAACCACCAGGTGAGTTAATGTATAATGTAATATCTCGTTTTTCAACCGAATCCAAGAACAATAATTGAGCTTGGACAATATCTGACATTCTTTGGTCAACAGGTCCTGATACCCACAAAATTCTTTCTCTCATCAATCTTGAAAAGATATCTATTTGTGTTGCTCTCAATTCCCTTTCTTCCAACACATATGGCGTTAAGGAGTTTTCAAAAGTGTCAAGATTTAATGAGGAAATTCCTTCACTCATTGCGAATTTTCTAAATTCTTTTCCGTAATTCATATTAATCATTTAATTGTTCTCTTCTTTTATATGTAACACCATCAAGCAATTCTATTAGCTCTCGTTGGATGGATTGTCTTTCCTCCAATGTAAATCTATTTTGATATCTATCAAGATATAGATTAATCAACTTCTTTGCCCCCGCATCCTGAAGTGGATGGTTGATTGACTGAATAACATCCTTAACCCAGTTTAGAATATCCAAATAATGTGTTGATTTTGCCGCCATTGTTTTTTGTTTATTTAAAAGGTAAGTCCGACTTCTCTACCCGTGTGGTGTTTCACGAGTCGGACTTGTTTGTTAGATTCACCAATATAGTATTTCTTCGGATATGCCCCAAGAGAGTGGGACCGTAGTAACCATCCACCAAAGACCTCGGGGTCTTCTTTACAAATTAGATTACTCCGATTTCAGACATTGCCTCATCAGCATATTCCATAATCGTGTCAGAGTCAACAGATTCAGTAGCCTCAACAAACGCATCTCTCAATTTGTCTTCGTCAACGTATGAGTTAATCTCACGACCATCAACATCAAAAGATACTACTTCATCAGAATCAATGTTTGAGAATGCTTCGTCAAAGATATACTGATTTACCCTGTTAGTGTAGTCAGCTAGGAAATCTTCAAGTTGTTGTCTTGTGAAGGTATACTGTGCATCTCCTTCGACTCCTGCGTCAGTTCTAACTTCGTTCAATTGTGATTGGATTTCGTTAAGACGCTCAATCAACTCAGCGTTTTGGTTTTTTTTCTTTTTACTCATAATATTCATTTTTGGTGTTTTCATTTCTTTTACAAATATACAAAGGATTTTTTATTCTGACAATATGTAGATGTTATTTTCGTCCAAAATAATTTCACCTTTAAGTCCGATTTCAATTCCCAAACCTGCCATTACCTTTAGAAAGTTAAATTCACTAATAACATTGGCCTTTACCAACTTTTGGTATCCCAAAATGAAATCAATCAATTCAGGTTCAGAGATTTGTCCGTTTTCAATTACTTGTATCATATTATTTATTTTTTTACAAATATAATACTTTTTTAAGTATTGGACAAAATAAATTGTTAAAAATTTATTTTATTGAGGCTAATTAAATAACCCGTGTAGTACACAATTTTTTCTTTTTCTAATATATCGTTAATAATATCAACAACTTCAATATAAATTTCATCACCTATGAAATTATCCCAAACCGCTTGGATTAAATCCATAGTTTCTCCGTTTGTCATAATTAATGTCACTTTTCCGCCAGGAATAATATCAGCATTAATTATTAATCGGTCTGCCTCAAATTCTTTAATAATAACGTTAAATTTAAAATCATATCCACCTGAAATTTCAGGGTAATCATTTGTATCATAGGTTCTTTCAACTTTATTTTTTACAACTTGCAAAAGTGAATCTTTCAAAAAATGACGTAACGTCTCTAATAATTCAACAAATCTGTACCCCCAAGGTGTAATACCCACAAACGCAATTAAATCATCAGTAATGTGTGGGTCTTTACCTTGTGAAATCTGCATTTTAAACCATGCTTTAGCAACTTTCCTCATAGCCTCACCACTAATTTCATTCAAAATTATTTTATGTTGCGATTCAGAAATAATGTACCTCATAAAAAATAAATATTACTCTTCCAAGAAATATAATATCTTTTCTTTAATTCCAAGTTGTTTAATCCCTTCTTTACGGTTTGGAGTGAGAACAAAGTTATCCAATCCCCATTCGTGTTCAAATTCCATTGATAGGTGAAGTCCGGTCTTTGCCATATTTAAATCGTCAATCGCAACCCAATGTGTGACTTCAGGATGTTCTTTTAACCATTCTTGAATCTGAATACTTCTTGTTCCTTCCAAGTCCCAATTTCGGTGCCAAGTAACTTTTTCACCATCAATTACATTCCCTGTAAAATCAATTGGTCGTTTGATGATGCCCTGACTTTCGTAATAATCACCCATCTCCTCAACTGTTGCCCAAGTTTTCCAATCGGAAGATACAACTATTTCCGCACCTGTTTCTTCCAAGATTTCATTCAATACCTTGATTGCCTTCTTGTCAAAGTTATCAAAGCGAGCAGTCACAGGTAAAGTTATAACATCTTGACTTAACTTCTTTTTTGCTTTTTGTTGTTTCTTAAATCGTGACCCCCAATTACCTGATAGACAGATAACACCATCGTGGTCAAGTAGTATAACCTTCATATTATTTCTTTTTGGAGAACTTCTCTCGGTTTGTTTGTTTCTTTTCGGGCGGATGTTTATACTTAATCTCAACTGAGATTGGCCCGTTCTTGAATTTGGTTAAATCATAAGTCCAGATTGTAACCGCCTCATCATCCTCATAAACTTGTTGGTATTGTTCCTTTTTACTCATAACGGGAACAAAGATACGAAATTATTTTAATATTTTAAAATCATATTTCAAAAAACCGACTATAACCCAACTATTAATATTAAAATTTTTTAACAACATTTCAATTTTATCTCCAGCAGCACGAGCTGTAGTATATCCGTGATTATACACATCTGTATGATTATCATAATAAATCCCATTCAAAATTTTCCCCAATGATTTAGTCATTTCTTCAGTACTAAGCGATATTATTGTAACCTCAACAAAAATATAATCTTTCCATTCACCCATACTTATAAGTTGACGTTCCCCAATTATTCTGAATTTATATTTAGCGCCATCAAATATTGAGTTAGTATTTTCTATAACATAAGTTTTATTTTCTACTATCTGATTTATTCTTTCTATTTTTTTATTCATAACGATAAATATGATTTAAAATTAAAAACCCCTCACTTGGAGGGGTTTCTTTTTTAACCTTTAACTTCTTCAAAGTCAACATCATTAACCTCTCGGTCTGTTTGTTCATTTGTCTCTCCTGAACCTTGGGAGTATAGGTCAGAAGATATTCCTTGAAACGTTGTGTTAACTTTATCCATTGAGGTTTTAATTTTCTCAACATCTTTTGATGTGTGAGCGTCCTTCAACTCTTGTAATGAAGAATTAATTTCAGATTTTTGGTCGTCAGTTAATTTATCTTCAATATCCTTCAAAGATTTTTCAATTTGGAAAATCATTGAGTCCGCTTGGTTAATTGTTTCAGCATCTTCTCTAACTTTCTTGTCAGAATCTGCATTCATTTCAGCTTCTTGTTTCATTCTTTCAATTTCTTCTTTTGAAAGTCCTGATGATGCTTCAATACGAATGTTTTGTTGTTTTTCAGTTCCCTTATCAATTGCAGATACATTAATAATACCGTTAGCGTCAATATCAAAAACAACTTCAATCTGTGGAACTCCTCTCATTGCCGGTGGTAGACCATCCAAGTGGAATCGTCCAATTGTACGGTTGTCTTTAGCCATTGCTCTTTCACCTTGTAACACGTGAATTTCAACTGATGGTTGGTTGTCAACTGCCGTTGAGAACACCTGTGATTTCTTTGTTGGGATTGTTGTATTCGCCTCAATCAACTTGGTGAATACTCCTCCCATTGTTTCAATACCAAGTGATAGTGGTGTAACATCTAACAACAATACATCCTTAACATCACCTGCCAATACCCCTCCTTGAATTGCCGCTCCCAAAGCAACTACCTCGTCAGGGTTAACCCCTTTTGATGGTTCTTTACCAAAGAACTTTTTAACTGCTTCCTGAATTGCCGGAATACGAGTTGAACCTCCTACCAAAATGATTTCATCAATCTCACCGACAGTAAGGTTTGCATTTGCCATAGCCTTCTTACAAGGCTCAATAGTTCTTGAACTAAACTATCAACAAGTTGTTCAAACTTTGCTTTAGATAATGTTCTTACCAAGTGTTTTGGAACACCATCAACTGGCATAATGTATGGTAAATTAATCTCTGTTGAAGATGTTGATGACAACTCAATCTTTGCCTTTTCAGCACCTTCACGAAGACGTTGTAGTGCCATTGGGTCTTTTGATAAATCCAATCCATTCTCGTCTTGGAATTCTTTTACCAACCAGTCAATGATTGCATTGTCAAAGTCATCACCACCCAAGTGAGTGTCACCATCGGTTGACAATACTTCAAACACTCCATCACCTAATTCCAAAATTGATACGTCGTGAGTTCCACCACCACAGTCAAATACAACAACTTTCATATCTGAACCTTTCTTATCCAATCCGTAAGCCAATGCCGCAGCGGTTGGTTCATTGATAATACGTTTAACTGTAAGTCCTGCAATTTCACCTGCCTCTTTTGTTGCCTGACGTTGAGCGTCATTGAAGTATGCCGGTACGGTAATAACAGCTTCAGTAACTTCACTTCCCAAATAATCTTCAGCAGTTTGTTTCATCTTCTGTAAGACCATTGCAGAAATCTCTTGTGGTGAAAACTTACGGTCATCAATCTGAACACGAGGGGTATCACCAGTACCCTTAACTACCTTATAAGGAACACGTTTAATTTCACCTTTACTTTCGGTGTAACTAGTCCCCATAAATCTTTTAATTGAGTGGATAGTTTTCTCAGGATTAGTAACCGCCTGACGTTTTGCAGGGTCTCCAATCTTTCTTTCACCATCACTACCAAACCCAACAATTGAGGGTGTAGTTCTTTTACCTTCACTGTTAGTGATTACAACTGGCTCTGAGCCTTCCATTACGGAAACACACGAATTAGTGGTTCCCAAATCAATTCCAATTATTTTTCCCATATGTTTTTATTTTGTTTTTAGTTTATTAATTTCATCACGAATAACAATACACTTTTCAAAGTCCTGTTTATCAATTGACTGTTGAAGTTGTATTTCTAAATTTTTCAATTTTAATTTATTCATTTCCAACTTTTTCAACTCATCCCTGATTTCAATTGCCCTTTCAAAATTTTCAGATTCAATTACTTCTTGTAATTCCATCTGTAATTTTTTTTCATAGTTTTCATCACTTTCATTTTCTTTAACATACATAAAATTCAATTTGATGTTGTCATTTCCTACTGTTTTACTGAAAACCTTATCCATAAACAATTTTTCTAATTTTTCAAGATTTTCAATGTTATCCGGATTTTCAAAAATCCTTCTTAAAATTTCATCTATTCTTCTAAACGAATCGGACATAATAATATAATTTAATAGTTTATTTTTTTATTAACAATGCCAAAAATATGCCAAAATTATTTGTCTGACAAATTGTCAGAGTTTTCTGACATTCTTTCTTTTTGGTCTAATAACCCTTTTCCAAATTTGTCAAATCTTTCCCAATATCTAGTTTTTATATGGGAATGGAATGGTCTGGGTTTTCCATCGTCATCAATTCTGACGAATACCATTTTGGTGTGTGTTACAGTTTCTTGAGCACCTGTATAAACATTATGTTTTCTGACATCAATTGATATAGTTACGGATGTATTTCCGAACTCAACAACACCTCCGTAAATTTTTAAAATGTTTCCAATTTTAACAGATTTTTTAAAAACAAGTTCATCAATCTTTAAGGTTACCACTCTTTGTGTATCACAAATCTGTGACACATATGATGCTGCAGCATCGTCAATTAAACCTAATATTGTTCCTCCGAACATATTGTCGTGGATTCCTATATCCCCTTTTTTACAAATGTATGTCGTTATTAATTCCATTATATATCCCAAAAAATTTCAGTTTTTGTTTTCTTAGCCTTAATTGAGTACTTATATTCTTTTGTTTTTGATATTGAAATCCAAAATCTTCCCCATATTAAATTCATACCAAACCTGTATAAAATTTCATAGAATTTACCATCGTCATTTTTACTAACCCAATTGTGTATTATCTTACGTGATGTAAATAGACCTAAATACCTATTACCGTAGTTTGATATTTCAGTGTCCCAAACACAATCAAAATTTAAAGAAACATTAGTTTTTTTACCAAACTTGAAGCCAAACATTTTCATAATTTAAAAAATAATAAAAATGTTTGGTTTTGTAAAATGAGATTATGTATTTTTTTCTAAAGTTTCTATGTGATGTTGGAGGTACCAAAGAGCCTTCTTCAAATCTTCCAATTCTTTTTCTTTATGTTTCTTTCCGGCTCTGGAAATATACTTTACAGTATTTCCCAAACAAAATCCTAAATCCCAAGCGTCAATCACTTTAATTGCCTCATAAAGATTACCTTCCCCACCATAGTGTGTTGGGTGATTAACCATTTCTTTTTTCTCTTTAATATTAGATAAATGTTGTAATAATTCTTGTTCCATTATTTTGCGTTTATATCAAATTTAATTTCTTCTGTTTCTACATTATTTCCATCACCTTTAGTCCAATTGATTTTATCATAACCATCATCTTCGGATTTATATTCATTTAATAATTCATCAGGTGTTAACATTTTAAATTTTTCAGTCGTGCCATATACATCAACATTAATTGACATTTTTGTTTTTATTTCGTCAATCTGCTCAGCCGCTTTCAAACTTTCCACAATAACTTGTAATACTTTATATGGATTAGCATTTGATGCCGGTCTTCTATCTTCCAAATATCCCTTCCACTCTTCAGCTGTTGATTTTGGGATTCTTATTGATGCCCCTCTATCACTTACCCCCCAACTGAACTTATCAATACTTTGTGTTTCAAATTTACCAGTCAACCTCAAATGATTATCGGACCCGTAATTATCAATATGTCTCTTAACTGATGACTCAAACGAATTGAAGATACTATTGAAGTACTGCTCACCTCCAATTTCTCTCATTCGTTTATTTGAAAAGTTTGTATGAAGTCCTGAACCGTTCCACTCACCAAAAATTAATGGTTTTGGATGAAATTCAATTGACATACCTTCTTTTTCAGCAATTTTATGAAGAATATACCGGGTAATCCATAAATCATCCGAAGCCTGTAACGCATCTTTAGCAAAGATTTGATATTCCCACTGACCAATTGCAACCTCAGCGTTTGTTCCTTCAACATTTATTCCTAATGATAAACAATATTCCAAATGTTTTTCAGAAATATCTCTTCCATGGACTTGACCACCAACACCACAATAATATCTACCCTGAGATTCAATCTCACCTTTTTCCATTCCAAGAATTGAACCTTTGTGTTTTGAACGAATAAAATATTCTTGTTCAAACCCAACCCATATTTCAGTTCCGGTTTTTTCTAATTTAACTCTGTCATTTGAGGGGTGTGGGTTACCATCTTTATCCAAAACATCACAGAAAACATAAATCGTTGGGATTGTTTCTTTTATAATTGAATGTTGGTAGAATCTAACTGGTCTCAAAAAACAATCGGATGAAAACCCTTCAGCTTGGTTAGTTGAACTCCCGTCAAATCCCCATTGTGGAAAGTTGAAATTTTCGCCTTCCTGGAGATTAACCACTTTAATTTTACTACGAAGATTTGGTTCAGGAGTATAACCATCTAACCAAACATATTCTAATTTAAAAATCATACTAATAATGTGTTATATATTTTATTTCTTGTTTCCTCGTCTGAAATAAAAAATTCCGCTCCAACTTGGGCGGAATATTTATCTAAATACGTATAAGAGTCACAATTAACCATCATACGTTTAAACTCGTTAAAATTATGTGTCTTTGCAAAATCTTTAATTTTTTCTTCCGAAAGAAATCTTTTGTTAAATCCCATAAACAAATATAATATGAAAAAAATTAAATTTCAATTTTTTTCAAACTATCAATACTATATTTTTGAAAAATATATGATAGGAGTTTTCTTTTGAACAATGGAAGTAATGTTTCATCAATTGGATAATCTTCGGAGCAAATCAATTCAAATACAGGTAACTTTTTTGCTTCAGACATTTTTTTGTCTGAAAAATTTTGAATTATTTTTGGTAGGGTTAGTTCACCTTTTTTACCTTCATAAATAAATTTTGTGTTTGTAACGTGTTCAGGATTTGTTGTATCAATGTTATATTCCCAAATCATTATTTGGTTTTTTTTATTAACATAATACATAAATCCATCGGTACTATTTGAATTACTTTTATTTTTCTTTATTGATATTGAAATTGTTTCATAAAACATTGACCAGTATGACTTGAATATTTGAAAATACTCAAAAAATTTAACTGATGAAAATTTTAATATTTCTTTCATCTCCTCTGTTTCTTCTTCAGTTAGGCTTGGAACAGGTTTAACTAATAATTCTTTAAGTAATAACTCGTCGTCGTGACACTTAAAAATTTTATTAGTGTATAATATGGTACTTTCCTTTATTAAGGTATGTAGATTTGCCATATGTAATGACAATTCAATAAAATGAGGATATATTTTATTTTCAATAACTAGATTGTCCATTTTTTGAAAATACGACATTAATAGATACTTTTTATGTTCAGCATCTATTGGTTGATTAAACATCCAATCTGTTGGTAGTATAAAACTTATATTCTCCATATTATTAATCTGTTCGGAAAATATAATAAGTTTCTCCTTGAAATTCAACCTCATATTCATTTCCGTCGTAAGATGATATTGTGTGGCCAAATCCATCATCATCAACCATACCTTGTGCCATTTGCCTCGTATCAACAAATCGGTTAAAATTTTCCCCCACTTCTCTCAAGTATCCAACCATATCCCTAGCCTTGTCATCTAAAAGTTCTTCAACCTTATCATCAATTAAATCTTCGGAAACTGTCTTTTCACTATCTTTTAACTCATCAAGTTCTTCGTTCAATTCATCATATTCTTCTTCAGTTAAATTTTCAGAATCTTCTAACCTTGCCTCAATTTCATCTATTCTCTCTTGCACTTCTTTACTATATTCAAAATCATCTTCATCAAAAAAACTTTCAAGACTTTCTCTAACATACTCCTCATCACTATACCTAAAGTAATCTTTGAACTCTTCCTCATCAATATAATTTTCAATAAAGTGTTCATTCATTTCGTCAATGCCAACATCATCAATGTATTGTTCTGCCATTTGTACCGCAGTGTTATTGGTGTCATCATAATCCCCAACTACATACCTCTCACTACTCTCAGCACCGTCGTATAATATTGAAAACTGATGTAATCTATAATATGTGCCAACATAATTTAGATTATAAACATCAATTTTTTTTTCAATCTCTTCAATTTCTTCCGTTAAATTTTCAACTTCAGAAACCAATTCATCATTTTCATTATATCCCTCAATACTTTCAATTTCCTCAATTCTATTTCTATATTGTTCTAATTTTTCATCGTCACCGGTCTCTTTTGCAACATAATCATCGTGATTAGTCAAATGTACAAATAATGCGTTCGCACAAAGTCCAATCACATCCAATTCAGAATTTTCATCCCACTCCCCATCTTCTCTCTTTGATTGTTGTTCTGCAACCTTTGCTAAAAATTCTTTTCTTTCCCTAATTTTTCTTAATGGCGTATCATAATCATTTATCCACCTATTACTTCTAATTTCAACCCCGTCTAATGTTGAAATTTGACTTCCTGATATATCCAATCCTTTTGTAATAATAATATTACCTAAAGTTTTAACAGGTAACCCAGAAACATCAAGGTCTGTTGTTATTATTATTTTTTTGTTTTTAAATCTTGGAATTCTATGTACCATATTTCCGTGATATGTTACCATTCTTAAATAATTGAGATATTCATCGCCAGTTATTTCAACATATTCATCATTATCTTCTTCGTTTAATAAAATTAAACTTTGATTTTTAGTTATAATAATTGTTTTGTTCATATTTGATAAATACTTCAAAACACAAAGATATTAATATTTACAAAAAAGAAAAAAAAATAGATATTTATACATATAAACTTAAAAAAATAAAATACTATGGGATGCGGTTGTAAAAACAAACAAGTACCTGCGGCAGAAGCTCCACAAACAGCACCTGTCCAACAACAAAACACTAACCCTAATTCAGCCAACGCAGTTCAGGAAGCAATCAAAAGCACTTTGAACAAATATTACAATGTTTCAAAAAAGTAATTGATGTTGGGGTAATAGGATTTGAGGGGGATTTTTTCCCCTTTTTTTATATTTATAATTATGAAATTAAAAAAAATTAACATCTTCTCAATTTTAAAAAATTCTGATAAAATTAATATTAATGAATCAGAAAATGACGAATATCATTATGTAATAGTTAACACCATAAATGATTTAAACAACGGAGATGAATATACAATATCAAAAATTGAATTGCATTTTAAAAAAATAAGTAATTTTGTAAAAAAAATGATTAAAAATGGATATGGTGATTATTTTGACCCATTTTCAGATTCAATTGGTGATTACCAAAATGAAATTTTTTATGCGTTTTATGAAAATGATAGGTCATTTATTTGGGAAATTGTTGACAAATATCTATCTGATGTTACAAAGGAAGGTAATGATTATTATTTAGATGTTACAGATTTTGATAATTTGGCTCGATTATTTAACACCTATAGGGGAGACATCAGTGAGAAATCAATTGCCGAAATTCTATCAGGAGAATATGATTTGGACTACTGGGACTTTGTTACCGATAATTTGTTCAGGGATGTTTATGACGAACTAACACCTGAAAAAAAAGAATTAGTAAATAATAGAATTCGTGAAGAGATAGAAGGTTCAGTATTTGATGTTACTCATAGAACACCGTCACTATTTGATGATATTGCGGAAGAACAAGGGACTGAAGGTGAGATAAACATAACTAGTGATGTTGTCACTCGTTTATTGGAAGATGAGGAAAGTATAGAATACATAATAAATAACGAATTGGACGAATCCAAAAGTGATATGTATATGATTTATGAAGGTTGTTATAGGGATACCCTAGTTGATGAGTGGTATAATGATTTGTGGAATGAACTTGTTGGGTATGTAGTAGACGATAAAGAACCAAAGTGGTTCAGATATAAGAAAGAAACTTGGGATAAAGAAGGTAAAAGAGTTACAAGAGATTATGATGGTCGTAGATATAAAGTAACAAATTGTCTTTATGATGTGGTGGATGAGTTCTTAACCTCAAATAAAGAAAAAACCTATTCAGACAATACTTTTGAATATTGGGGAAGTTATTTAGGAATTCTTGAATGTTTAGTAAGAGATGGGGACAGGGACTCATTACGTGTACCTCGTTTAGATGAGTGGCCAGATTCTAGCAAAGTTTCAAAGTGTGTTAATGAAAATATTGGTGACTATTTTTAATTAACTATTTAACCATATTTTTATATTTCATATTTTTTAATATGAAATTATTTCACTTAAATTCAAGATACGGTATAGTTAATCTAATTGCCGATTTAATACTCACAGAACTTAACAAAACAAAAAATTATAATACAGTTGTCCAAGTAACTGATTGTGGTAATTTTTATGTTATCAATGGTAAGACCGAATCAAAGGAAATCCTTGATTTAGATGTGATAAGACAATCATTAATGAATAACTTTAGTGATGTGTCAGATTGGTCAAAAAACATTAATTTTATCGATTTAATTGAGTATGGTGTTGAATTGAGTAAGCCCTCACATCTTTATATTGATAAGTTATATTATTCTGAAAGACCTGTATATTCCCAAGAACAAATCAACCACTACAGGAATAATACCGATTTCTTATATTGTGAACAAAACTTTGATTTATATGTATCAAAGAAACAATCCATAGATAATACCTTATCCGTTAGTTCTTCATTCCCATACGGTTATTCTTATTCTATGGGTAGAAATCTATTATGTTATAGTGAATATATTATGTACAACATTGGTGGTATCAAAAATTTGGATGTTGTAGGTATAGAATATGATTTGACAGGGGTTGAGGTTGATTTTATTTTTTCAGGAAATAGTTATGTTAAATCTGAAATATTCAAATCAATGATTAAAGATTATTTTGATTTTGACTTGTCCCGTTTTGAATATAACAACTATATAAAAGAAATAATGGACCCGGTGGGTCCAAAATCTTGGTTGGTTAGGGATGTTAAATCAGATATAGTAATGATTTAACTACCGTAAGGGTTAGCAATTGACCCTGGAGTATATACATCATTGTCAGTTCCATAAGGGTTAGCAATTGACCCTGGAGCGTATACGTTTGTTGATTTTTTTACCTCTACCTTTTTTGGTTCGTCAACTTTTTTTAATTCTTCAGGTTTTTTTGTAATCTCATCTTTTTTTACTTCTTCAGGTTTTGAATTTCCTTCACAAAAAGATTTTATTTCAGAATTAGAATATTCAGTATTTTGGGTAATTAAATAACACAACATATTTTTAGCAACGTCTGTACTTGAATTAATGTATTCATCAAATTTTTTGTTAACCATTTGTTTAGCAGTATCTGCCATAAATTTATTACCACCTCTCAAGTATTTAGTTGCTTTTTCAATTTCCTCAATTTCTTTAGGGTCTAATCCTGGAGCTGATTTCATTTTTTCTAAACCATCAGCAATGTCATTATAACTTTTTGTCATAAATTCATTTTTAAACTTCATCATTATTTGTTGGTCTTCTGTAGTACCTTCAAACAATAAATTATGTTTTAACAAAATATGTTTTTTTTCTGATTCTGATAAAATAATTCTTTTCATATAAATAAATATTACACCCTTTTAGAATATCCTACAACTTGATAAAAATCTTTTTTACCTTCACAATATTCTTTAACCAAAACCAACAATTTTCTGAACATAAACGCATTTGGTGTTTGTTTTTCACATTTTGAGAAAAGTTCAATAAATGAGGTTAATACTTGTAATGGGTAATATCCTCTATCTTCCAACATAATATGGTCAATCCAAACTTTTGTAGGACATTGTAATTTATAGGAATCTCTTTCTTCAACCGATTTAAACGGTTCGCATTCATCATAAAGTTTAATCATATCCTCAACATATGATTTCACCCTACCCTTGTCATATTGAGCTTTAGCAACTAAATCAACAATCCAATGTGTATGGGATGGAGTTCTTAATTTTTTACTAGCCTGTTTATGTTTAACAATAAAATCTAATTCAGGACAAGCTCCCCTACCCCCTTGATAAATTGCAATCATATTATCTTTATCAATTTGCCAATATGTCAAAGGGGTGTGAACCACCCCTTTCTTCTTAAATGTCAATTCTTTCATCTTGCTAAATTAAAGCAAATTTTTGACTTTTTCAATACCCTCTTCAATTGTTTTATAATCCCTGTCAGGTGCCATTGGGAGTATTCTTTGTTCAGGATTTTCTTCATCAACTATCATCATAGCCGGAACAAATTCATTACCTTCAACAAGTTCAATAAACATTTTATATTCTTCCTCGTGCTCGGCAATATCCATAGGAATAAATGGAATATTTTCTTCCTTTAATTTATCCTTCATTATTTGGCAAAATGGACACCCTTCCATTGAAAATACTATTAACTCTTTCATAGTGTTGAATAAAAATCTAATATTTGTTTATCACTAATAAGCCCCACTTTTCTTCCAATTTCTTTTCCTTCTTTAAAGGCAATTAATACTGGAACTCCTCTAATGTTAAAACTTTTAGCGTATTCAACATCCGAATCAATATCAAACCTTAAAGTTTGAACTGAAGGGTATTGCTCTTCTAATTCGTTTGTAACTCCTTTAAAAACTTCAGTTAACATTCTGCAAGGTCCGCACCAATCAGCTTCAAATTTAACAACGAATGTTCCGTTACTTTGTAAATTTTTAATTACTTCTTCTTTGATTACTTTTTTCATTTTTGTTTTAATGTAGAATTTATGAAAATCTTGAGCTCTTCAATTTTATGCTCAGGATAATATATTTTAAGATTTGAGTATGACTCATTTTCATTTCGTGTAAAATATAAATAGTATGTTTTAATCTGAAAAACCAAATCATAATAATAAACTTGACCGTCTTTAAGTTTTGTGTTCGCAATCAATATAGAATATTTTTCTTTTAGTTTCTGAATAATTTCAGGACTTACCAAGTCCGTAAAAGTCATTTCAGACAACATACCAACATCTATTTTGTTTAAAAGGGTAAATCGTTTGTTATCTTGTCCGTCCATGTAAAACTACCATTTTTTTCTTCTTTCAATGATAACTCTTCGTTACCATAAAATCTTTCTTTAATTAATTTTGGGGTTTCAAATTCGTCCATTATACCATTCAAATATCCATCAAACATTTCACACGCAATCTCCAATTCATTAGGTAATGGTTGATTAAATCTTACTTTACTTTGAACCCTATTTAATCTTAATCTATTATTTCTTTTTGTCAACCTATATTCCAAGCTAGCTCTATTGTCTGAATCCGGACTCCCAATTCTAAATGAGATAATCATACTAGGACTTTCAACATAAGTTCTCACACAATTTGATTGAACAACAGATTCTAATATATAATCTTTATTCTCTTCAAGTAAGAAAGGATAATATTGTTGTCCATTACATTCAAACACTTCGTTAACACTTTGTTTGAATTTTTCACCATACTTCCTGTTGACAGATAAGACATTTTTTAACTTAGAGTATTCTGTTGAATAATCAACGTGTTCTACTCTGAATGTTTTAAGGTCATATGATTTCCACTCAACATCAGTTTCCATATCATCTTTCAAAAACTGATAAAATCGTAAGTGGTCTAATAAAGTGGCAGCATCAATAGCACCATTCTCAATATGTTCAGTTATTAATATTTTAAAAAAATTATCATACTCTTTTTTGGAGGAATTTTCTATAAAGTATTTAAGTCCGTAAGAATCCAAATTAATTCCATAATAAGAGGATTCAAGCAATTTTTTTAATTGGTTGTCGGTAATTTTTTTGAGAATATCTTTACCAAAAGTTTTACTAAATGTATCTATTGCGTAGGTATATATTTTAGAATTAATACTATGTAATACACGTTTTATTTTTTTACCATTTAGTCCATATTTTAACATAGTTGCGTCAACTAAATTCCTACCTGTTTTTTTAAGTAATCTAGAATCAACTCTATTTAATTCCATATAATGTTCAAAATTATCAGGATATTTGATGTTACGTTTGGTCAGATAATATTTAAAGAACTTCTCTCCCTCACCCAAATAACAATTTTCTTTAAAGAACTCTGAATCAATCTCAGAGATAAATTTATTCCACGATAATGTTTTTGCTGATATTACATTATGAATTATTTCATCTGAACAAATTGGGTCAACCTGGGAATAATAATAAGATTTAAGATTTTCACAAGTAGTGTGTAGGGCGGCGTAGAATCTTAGAACTGACTCGAACCTATTTCTCTTTATGGTTGATGACCTTTTGTGTCTGATTTTAGTAGTTGTCCCGTAGAACAAATCATTAGTTTTTTTATTATATGTTAGATAAATGCAATTAGGGGATTTTTTGAAATATTTTTTACCAAATCCTCTTCTTTTAGTAAAATCAAATAATTTAATAGATACCTTATCATCGTATTTTTCAACAACAATGGTCGTCCTGCGGATGTAGCATTCACATGTGGTGTTACCATAGTTTTTGATTAGAGTTTCTTCAGTTCTATCGTTTTTACCCAATGTATAATATTCTCCATCTTTTTCATAACGAACCATATATGATTTAGCCCCAAAAATATCATTTTTATCAGGTAAATCCTTATTGTCAACTTTATCAAAAAATTGAGTATAGTATTGTGGTAAAACAACCTTAAAAATAACTTCCGTTGTATTTTCTGATTGAGATGTAGGTTTCTCCATAATATCCGAATGTTTCATTTTCAAATTCTTTTTCAGGTACAAATTTACTTAAATCAATTGGAATTTCCTCAAAAAAAGATTCATTTGGGAATCTAACTCCCACTTTCGTCATCTCTGACACATTGTTCTGCAAGTTTTTTTCCATATTCTGCGTTTCTTGTAAAAGGGTTTTCGTAACACAAATCTTCGTTATCTTTATAAACAGCCCACCACCATTTTTGGTCTCCCATTTTTTCTACACGAAGAATATAGTTCTTATAAATTCCTATATAGTCATCATCTGACTGAGATTTCCACTCTACCATTCTTATCAGTTATATCATCATTATTGTTTATGTAAAATGCGATGTCCCCAACCTTTGGTTTTTTATTAGTATAATACATTACACCATTCTCGGTAGTGACTACCCATTTAGGGTCTCCATTTTTCTCAACACTCACAACTTTAATTGGCCAAAGATTATTTCCATTTTGTTCAACAATTGTTGTGTCGTTAACCACAGGGTCATCAACGTTCTTTTGAATCTTTAACTCATTTTTCGGGGGAGTTGTATGTTCATTACTATTAAGGATAATATAAATTCCCATAATTCCAAAGAAAATTAATGCAATTATAAAGAATCCAAACATAAATTTATTGAGGTCAAAATTTTTCATACCACAAATATAAAACAAAAAACCCGATTTATCAAACCGGGTTTCTTTTTTTTAGATATTCTCTTCTTCAGATGGTGGAGTTTCATATCCATCATCCGCCAAAGGTTCGTCATATGGTAGTGGTTCTTCATAAACCATTTGTTCAGGTTCAGATACAACTTCTTCCTTTCTAATAATCACAATTGGTTCTTGTGGAGGTCTTGGGGTTGTTGGGTATTCACTTACGTTGGATAAACTACTTCCGTCTTCCTCGTCAACCTTTTGGATTAACATTTTGTCTCTATCTTCCGAGTTGAACCAATAGTCAACCACTTTGTTAAGATTACCAACAAAAGCGCCAAGGAGGATTAATAACATTTCCTTCCAATTCTCAGCAATTTCAATATTAAACATTACTGCCATATTGATACCAAAGATTATGAAAAAGAACAAGAACAATACAATCCCTGTAATTTTCCATCTATTAGCCTGCATCTGTTGCAACATATAATAGAAACGATTTTTATCTTCCACCTTCACATAAGGTGTTTCTCCGAATAACATTTTTTTAATTCTACTCATTTTTTTAATTTTTATTTTTCTTCTTTATTAGGTGAGGTACCATATTTTACCCCAAGTATTGTTCCAACAATACTGAAACTATTTGTTAATAAAATACCAAACATATTACTCCAAGTGGACCCAATAATATCCGTATCCATCCCTATTGTCATAGAATAAACATAAATCCCAGTAGTGATACACCCAACACCTATGATTACATATAAGGCAACCCTCACTATATTGTTTATCAACTCAAATTGAGTTTTCTTTTGTATCATATCAAGATTGTTCTCAGCCTCATTCTTTGCGTTTTCCGCCGCCAATCTTGCTTGTTCTGATTTTAACATTTCATCTTGTAGCTTATCAGTTAACCTAATGTTTTCTTGTTTCCATTCATTAAGTTCAATATTCTGAGCTTCAAAAGTTAATTTAGCATTTTCAACATTACTCAAAGTTTCTTGAAGTTCTTCCATCATTCTTTGGTTTTCCCCATTGAGTTTGGTAAGTTCAGCATTTTGTGTCTGAACCTGTTTTGTCATTTCAAGTCGTTTTCGTCTTGTTGCAACATCTTTTTCAGAACATTGTTTTAAATACGCAGCAAACTCCTCATCACCATCAGCATTAATGAGTTTAACAATATTACCTTCCAAACCAATGTTTTTGGTTTTAAAAAGTTCTATCAGTTCTTTCTTTGTATTTTTATCAATTACCATTACTTATAAACTTTGAAAGGTTGTGTTCTATTTTTGAAACCTTCATAATCTTTTTTGAATTCTTCCAATCTTGGTTCAATCTCATCTGATTTAATAATCCAGAACTGAGCTCCAGCTTGGACTGCTTTTGCTTGTTCATCAGGTTCATTACTTGATGATATGATTCCAATAACTACGTGGTTACCATATTCAAAGTTAATCTTTCTAATAAGTTCAATACCATCAAAGGATGAACCTATAATGTTTAAATCCACAAACACACATTCTGGTCTATTGGTTGGGTCTTTTTGCCAATCCGCAAATAGTTTA